ACCTGGATATTCTTGTTTGTTTTTACCTCCCATGAATAATAAGGATGATAGGTTTGAAATTTTGTCTGGAATTGTAGATACAGACAAATACCCTCTTGAAATAAACTTTCCTTTTGTATTGAATGGTGATAAATATCAAAGACTTGATACAAAAATAAAAAAAGGTACTATATTTGCACAATGTATTCCTTTTAAAAGAGAATCATGGAAAATGAAATTGAACGATTTAAAAAAAATAAATAAAACTAGATTACCTTTTTCCTATAAATTTTTAACCAAGTTTCAACAAAAGTATAAAATGCAATCATGGCAGAAGAAAAATTTTTATTAAAAGATCACATCATGGAATTAGATGCTGTAATAAGACCAGCAGCTGTGTCCACCTTTTTAAGATATCTAAACTTTAAAGATTCTCAAGGATCTTTTGTAAGTGCAAAAATAATTGGACCTGACAAAGAAGAAGAAAAAACAAATATAAGAAAATGCACACATTATGATTTTACAAATATTACACCCTCTATAACAGATCAACATTGGGCTAACATGTGTTATCATATTTTTACGCAAGCTTGTAATACTTATAAAGCTCATCATCCAATGTTAACAATTAATAAAGTTTATGATATTCAAGCTTTAAAATATTCACCAGGAGGTCATTACATTACGCATGTTGATGATCATCCAGATGTGTCTAGATCTTTAAGTTTTATATGGAGATTAAATAATGACTATGAAGGTGGTGATTTAACATGGTCAATGCATGGTAAAGAATTTATGCGAAGTAAAACAAAACCAAATTCTATGATAATATGGCCTAGTTCTTTTTTATATCCACATTGTGTGGAACCAATAACAAAAGGCACAAGATGGAGTATAGTAGCATGGGCAAGATAGTAAATGGTTATAAATACGTAAAAGGATTTTTGACTCCTGAAGAATTAAAACTTTTAGTTGAGTATACTAAAATGGTTCATCAATTTAATACATCGAATTTTGATACGGGAGATTTAAGTGACACTTTAGATACTTATCTATATGGTGACAAAATTATGGAATCTTTATTAGTAAATAAATTACCGTTAATGGAAAAAGAAACTAATCTTAAATTATTTCCTACATATACATATTGGAGAATGTATACTAAATTCGCAACTTTAAAGAAACATCAAGATAGACCTTCGTGTGAGATATCAGTAACTGTCACTTTGCATTCAACTGGTGAAAAATGGCCCATAAGAATGGGTAATAATTGGATAGACATAGCCCCTGGTGATGCAGTTATTTATGAAGGTTGTGATATAGAGCATGAACGTAAAGAGTATGATGGCGATGGTCATTCACAAGTATTTCTTCATTATGTGGATCAAAATGGTAAAAATAAAGATTATAAATATGATAAAAGACATGGTGTTGGGTATCCACAAGTCCCCCGACCTCTTAAATAACAACAATAATTTTGGTATAATTAATTATGTCATTAAGAAATGTAACAATAAGACCTGGATTTAATAAGCAGGTAACAGAAACTGGTGCTGAGGGTCAGTGGGTAGATGGTGATTTTGTAAGATTTAGATATGGCTTACCTGAAAAAATAGGTGGATTTGAACAACTTACAAGCAGTTTATTATTAGGTGCTGGTAGACAACAACATATTTGGGCAGATTTAGATGGTAGAATATATGCAGCGGTTGGTACCCATAAAGGTTTGTTTGTGTATTATGGTCAATCTTTTTATGATATCACTCCTTTGGGAACAAGTTTAACAGGAGCCACTTTTACTATTGCAAGCACTGGCACTCCTCAAACAATTACAGTAAATAAAGCTTCTCATGGATTAATTGCAGGTGACATAATTTTATTAGACAGCGTTACACCACCGACAGGTTCAGGATATACAGCTTCAGATCTTGAAACAAATCCGTTTCAGGTCTTAAGTTCAACAACAGATACCTTTACTATTGAATTTGCAACTGCAGCTTCAGGTGTAACATCGGCTACCGGATCAGCAACAATAAAACCTTACGATGACTTTGGACCTTTAACTCAAACTTTTGGTTATGGTTTTGGAACTGGTCAATTTGGTGGTACCGTATCAGGAGCTGTAACATCAACCTTAGATGGAGCTCTTGGCGATAACACAGACGGTAACAACGGATCAGCGACACAGATTAGATTAGCAAACGCATCGAGCTTTCCTACTTCTGCAGGTATCATATCAATTGGGACAGAACTTATTACCTATTCTGGTGTAGCTGGAAATGAACTTACAGGTATTACTAGAGGAGCTTTAGGATCTAACAGATCGGCTCACAACAATGGTGTTGTAGTTACAGATGCTAAAAATTTTACTGGTTGGGGTGTTGCAACGACAACTTCTCAAGTAATTCTTGAACCAGCTAATTGGTCTTTGGATAATTTTGGTGAAATACTAATAGCGACAAGTAAAAATGGTGAGACTTATAACTGGCAACCAATACACTCTAATTCAAATGCTTTAACTACAAGAGCCCTGCCAGTCACAAACGCACCAACAAAATCAGTTATGTCTATTGTTTCAGAGAGAGACAGACACTTAATTATTTTAGGTACTGAAACAACTATTGGCTCAACTGCTACACAAGATAAAATGTTTATTAGATTCTCAGATCAAGAGAGTAGAACAACTTATACACCAACATCAACTAATACAGCGGGTACGTTTAGATTAGACTCTGGAACAAAAATAGTTGGAGCTGCTAAAGCAAAAGATTATATTTTAATTTTAACGGATACATCAGCCTACGTAATGCAGTTTGTTGGTCCACCATTTACATTCTCAATAAGGCAAGTTGGATCAAATTGTGGATTAATAGGACAAAACGCAGTCCAATATGCAAACGGTGCCATGTATTGGATGGGTCAATCAGGTGGCTTTTTTGTTTATGATGGTACAGTAAAAACTTTGCCATGCTTAGTTGAAGACTTTGTTTTTACAAGTGGTGGAGATAATCTTGGAATAAATTATACGTCAGGAGAAATTGTGTATGCTGGATTAAATCATTTATATTCTGAGATAAATTGGTTTTACCCTAAAAATGGATCTGATCAAATTGATAGAACGGTTACATACAATTTTGATGAAAATACTTGGACCACTGGATCATTGGCTAGAACTACATTCCAGGACGCAACTTTATTTGACAAACCATATGCAACAGAATTTAATGCAACTGGGACACCAAATTTTCCTGTTATAAATGGTGTTACAAATACAAATGGTTCTACAACTTACTATGCTCATGAAGTAGGCACAGATGAAGTTTTGAGTGATGGATCTGTAATACCAATATTATCATTTATCGAGAGTGGTGATTTTGGTTTAAATTTGCAGGATAGTGAAGCTCAATTTTTTATGTCTATAAAAAGATTTTTACCAGATTTTAAAAGATTAGTAGGCGATGCACAGATAACATTGTTGCTAAAAAGTTTTTCTGTAGATAACGAAACTTCATCTCCTTTAGGACCATTTACAATCAATAGTAGTACACAAAAGGTTGACACAAGAGCGAGAGCAAGATATGCAAGTTTAAAAGTTGCTAACACCGCTGCAAGTCAGAGTTGGAGATATGGCACTTTTAAAGCAGATGTACAACCAGATGGACAAAGGTAAAATTACAGACATTCAATTAGTAGAAAATTTTTTTGACGATATTGATCTCATCTTAAAAATAGCAAATCAACAAAAATATTATACAGTGGATGATTACAATTTTGAGTCAGGTCATTCTAATACTTGGCCTGGTATGAGGACATTGTGTCTGGATCAGAAGCCAGATATCAATAATTTAATTAAGCATTATGCGGAAAAAAGATTTAATTTATACAATTCAGATGGTGCTTTTTTCTTTCACAAAAAAGGAACTAAAGATAAAAACAAGGATTGGAAACATAAAGACCCAGTATCACAATCACTAATTGTTTACCTATCAAAGACTAACGTTAATTCTGGAACTGTTTTTTACAATCATAAAAATGAAATTATTACAGATATTGGATTCGTGCAAAATAGAGCGATTTGTTTTAATGGTAAGATTCCTCATCAATCAAAATTAAATTATGGCGAAGAAGATGATATGAGATTAACGCTAAACGGATTTTTTTATGATTAGGACTGAAATATTTGCAAGTCCTATATGGGAGGGTAATATTAAATTAAATGATAAATTATTATTAAAACTTTTTAATCAAGCCTTAGATAGTAATTATTTAGCCAATAATAAAAGTTCAACAAATGGCTCAGTGCAAACTAAAGATATTACTATAGCAAAAGAATTTTCTGATAGTGCAAAAAGAATAGAAAATTTTTATTATGAAGAAACCAAAAACAAAGTAAAACTAGGTAACGCATGGATTTGTAAAAACATAAAAGGATCATTTAATAAAATGCATGTACATGGTGGATCTGATATATCTGGTGTTTACTATTTACAAGTTCCTAAAAACTCTGGTGATATCGTATTTAGAAACCCTAATGATTGTGTGCAAATGGCAGACTGGAATATGGGTAAAGATATATTATGGACTCCAGAATATATATGGAAAGCTCAAAAAGGTTTAATAATATACTTCCCTTCATTCTTACCACATTACACACAAATTAATCAAAGCGATGAACCTAGACTAGCACTGTCATTTAATTTGAGATATATTTAAGTATGGCTAAAATTAACATTTACATACCAGAACCTAAACAACAATACGAGGTAGAAAACCTTAGACAGATTCTTGAATCATTAGATACATTAAAAAATCAATTAAATTTTTCTTTTCAGTTTGATTTAAAAAATGAACAAGACACATTCAGTTACTTTTTATCATGACAATACAATACAAAAATCAAGGTATTAATCTTACAGATACAGCCACAACTAGTGTGCTTACTTGCCCGACAGATGCAACTATATTAATTAAACAAATACAAATTAATAACGGTTCTACTGGAGGGGTAAATTTTACTGTACAAGTAACCGATACTTCAGCGGGTGCAACCTTTAGAATATTTAGTCAATCCGTAACTGGTGCTGCAACTGTAGATATTATAAGTCAAACTTTAAATTTAGAAGCTGGTGATATATTAAAAATGACTGCAGGCACTGCTGATGAAATACAAGGTATAATATCATATGCTCAAATAGATAGATCACAAGAGAATGGCTAAGAAAAAACCACTATTTGGAGTAAACACTTATACAGGTTCTACAAGAAAAAAAAGACCAGGGAGACATAAAAAAAGACTAAACAAAAACGAAAAAAGGATGTATAAAAAATACAACAGACAGGGTAGATAATATGAACTTTATAGAAGACAATAAATCATTCAAAATAGAATTTACAGACGAAGAGGTAGATGTAATAAAAAAAACTAAAACACTTTATTTTCCAGAAAATGTTGCTAAGGATTTTGCAAAAAATTTAACAGCAGTATCATTGAAACTAATGAAACATTTGATGGGAGACAAAGATTCACTTAACGGGAGGTTATATGTCGAACGAGAACGACCTAGTAAAGATACCAGCTCAAGCTAAAGAGATAGTTAAGCACAAAAGGACTGGTAAAGTTTATGCAGATAAAGCAGCGTTTGATGCAGATGTTGCAGATCCAAACACAGATACTACTGCAGAAGACTTTAGACAGGACTTAGAAATAGTTGTTGCTAAACTTACTTTGACTGGTAAAACTAAAAAATAATGTACCAAAAGTTATTTGAGACACCTGTATGGATACAAGATATTGATCCACGTGGTTTAAACCTCATAAGTAAAAACTTTAAAAACAATTGGTTAAGTCAAACACCTTCATCATTTAGTCAAAATCCAGAGGACAATGAAATGGATGAGGATGGTCAAAAATATTTAAAAAGCAAAATATTATTTTGTTTACAAGATCTAGGAATACAAGATATTCAAATATCTCAAATATGGCGTAATTTATATAACGGAGATTACCAAGAAAAACATTGTCATGTTAACTCAAATTTTTCTTTTACCATCTATGAAAAATTAGAAACACCTCAAACAGTATTTGAGCATCCTGCACATGAATTAATATACGCAACTAACACAGATCAATATGTGCCTCCATATTGGATACCAGACGTTAAAGAAAATCAAATGATTTTATGGCCAAGTTATCTTAAACACATGGTAAAAAAATCATATAAATCAATAACGATTAGTGGTAATGTCCTTGTTAAATGAAATTTCTTGGACTGCGATTAGACGAACACGATTCTAACATAACTTATACAGACGGAGCTGATGTTAAATACTTTAAGCCAGAAAGACATAATCAAATAAAACATTTTGGATATAACAATCTATATGGGTGGATTGAAGCTCAAGACATATTAGGTTTTAAATTAAACGACATAGATGCTATCGCAATAAATTTAGATGTTTTTAGACATCCTTGGTGCAAAAAAGAAGATCCTAAACTTCTGTATGAAATGATAAAACCGCCAATGCATCCATTCAAAGATTTAAACATACCTATATTTAGAGTAGATCATCACTATAGTCATTCACTATCATCTTGGATGTTAAAGTCAAACTCAGCTAGCGACTTTGTGTTAGATGGCTTTGGAGACTTATACAGATCTTGCAGTGTGTTTCAAAACAATAAATTAGTAGACGTATATACTTTAGAGACCATGTTTTCACTTGGTAAATTTTTATCTAATTTTGGAGAGCACATTGGAGTATTAGGTATTGGAGATGAT